ATTCTTTAACCATGGGTAACCAAACTAAAAAGACGCAGAAAGCTCAGCAGAAAAAGCTGGCTAATGCGATGTTTGGAAAACAAAAGGGTAAAAAGAAATCCAAAACAAACGGTTCGAAAAACCGTGGTTCTCCCACGAAGTCTGTTCCTGGTGTTATGTCCTCCGTTTCTGATGGACTAAATACTGGCATGGTTTGGAAAAATTCCAATCAGGTTCGTGATCATTTTAATCGGCGATTTGAAAAAGTTGCTGATTTGATTAGTCCTGGGGCTGCATTTACAATTTTGCAGTCACTATTTTTGAATCCGGGCAACTCTGTGTTGTTTCCCGTTTTCTCCCAGATAGCCTCAACTTATGAGGAGTACATTTGTCACCTTTTGCGGTTTTGGTACCGCGGGGAGTCGTATACAGCTATTAGTGCTGTTGCTGGTGCTGGTATTGTCGCTTATGCGACTAACATGGATCCTGATGATCCTGGCTTCACGAATGTGAGCCAAATGGAAAACTATGAAGGTTCAGTGAGCGGTCCTCCGTTTGCTGGCCACTTCATGCATGATGTGCAAGAAGTTCATAAGGCTAAAGGCCGGAATCGATCTGGCGGCGCCCAAATGGCGCTAAATCAATACTTTGTGTATAGTTCCGCTAATCAAGCGGCTCCTGCGAATTCAACTGCCAAATTTTATGATCTTGGTTTATTCCAAGTGGCTTGCAATGGGTTGGCTGTAGTGGCCACTCAAGCTGTGCCTATTGGCGAGTTGTGGGTTGAACATGAATGGACGTTAATTCGGAGAAAACAAGAGACTCCGATTGGTCAACAAGTGCTTTATGCGCATATTGTGGAAGGTCCTGCTGCCACAGTAGCTGCTGCTACGCCTTTGGGTACAAGCGGTGGTGTTTTGCGCGCTGGCTCAACCATTCCATGTGTTTCTACAACAACAGCCATTAGTATGCCAGTTGCTGGCACTTTTCTTTGCGTCTTTCAGGCCACTGGGTCTGTTAGCGCGGGGATTATTGTCACAAATGGTTCGAATATTACTGGTTCGC